CCTATCTGAATACTTGGATGCCGTCAGGTGACACGGTGCGACAATCCGTTGCAGGCTATTTCGGTGGCGGTACTGACGATGTAAACGACATTTCAAGAGTAGACAAAATCACTTTCCCAGCCGACACCAAATCTACTTTGTCAGCGACTTTAAGTACTGCTCGGCAATTTTTGAGCGCTATGGCTAACTCGGGTGTTGCGGGCTATTTTGGTGGTGGTTCTGATGGTGGCGGAAAAATTTCGGGCATAGATAAAATCACTTTCCCAGCCGACAGTAAATCTACTTTGTCAGCGACTTTGACTGCGGGTGTTACAAGGTCTGCTGGTATGTCCAATTCGGGTGTTGCAGGCTATTTTGCTGGTGGTGAAACACCTGCTGCTCCAGCAATTTCAGGTATAGATAAAATCACTTTTTCAGCCGACACAAAAACTACGCTTAGCGCAACTTTAACTACTGCTCGTTACGGTTCTGAAGGTATGGCTAACTATGGTGTAGCAGGATATATTGGTGGCGGATATGAAACTGTAGACAATGTTTCAGGTATTGACAAAATTACTTTTCCTGCCGATACCAAAACAACTTTGTCGGCAACATTAAGTACTGCAAGGCGAGGTCCAGCAGCGATGGCTAATTCTGGCGTAGCAGGGTATTTTGGTGGCGGTATAGACACGGGTTTTCTTTCAGGTATTGACAAAATTACTTTTCCAGCCGATACTAAAACTACTTTGGCTGCAACATTGACAACAGCCGTAGGAATAATGGCGGGTATGGCTGACTCTGGTGTCGCAGGATATTTCGGTGGTGGTAGTGGTGGCAGCAGCATTTCAGGTATAGATAAAATCACTTTTTCTGCGGACAGTAAAACTACTTTGGCAGCAACACTAACTTCTGTGTCAGCAAGACTTGCAGGTATGTCTAATCAAGGAGTGTTCTAATGTCTAGACCGTTTGCGCCTCGTACTAGGGTTTCAACATATATTTCGGATTGGATGCCGACAGACGACACGGTAATTCCATATGCAAATTATCGCCTTGGTGGTTACGCACCAAGCGCATCTTCTGCTATCAAAAAGTTTACATTTGCGACAAAAACAGAAACAGTTTTATCAGCAACACTTACGGCAGAAATATATGCTAATGTTGGTTTTGCCTCAACATCTAAAGTTTTTAGCGCTATGGGGCGTGATGCTTCATCATATATAGCAATTCATCAATACTTAGATGTATCTAATGAAACCAGAACTGCTTTAGCATCAACTTTGGCATCAAATTCTTTTTATGGTGCAGGTTTAACTAACAGTGGTACGGCTGGGTATATTGCTGGAGGTGGGGCAAATGGTGGTGGAACTTCTAGTGTTCCATACCTTACAAGAATTGAAAAGTTTGTTTATGCAACAGAATCCTCATCAACGACTGTAGCCAATATGTCCATAAATGTGTTTGCCATTAACGGCGGAAACAATGGCACAACCGCAGGATATTTGGTTGGTGGTTTTTATGGCACAACCGACCCAGGTAGATTGTACACTAATATGATTCAAAAATTAGTTTACGCATCGGATACAACTGTTTCTAATCCAGCATCTCTTGCTTATGCAACCTATAATAATATGATGTTGTCAAATCACGGAACTGCTGGATATATAACTGCTGGCGGTAATGATTCTGGCGCACCCACAACTAACCTAAGAAAAATAGTATATGCAACAGATGTAACCTCAGACATTGCGGCTGGCATAAATAGTGCTAATGGACAACCTACGGCATCTGATATGCAAACAGGAATTGGATTTTTTCTAGGTAGGAATAACGCGGTCACAGAAGTTAAAGAGTTTAACTTTTCAACCGAAATAGCATCAGTTAGTTCTGCAACAATAACCAATAATTCTTATGGCGCTTATGCCGATTATAATGGGACATAACAACTATGCGTGAAGATATTCAACTCTCACTCGCAGAAGTGCAGATGCCACGCACCCGATACCAACTAGAACATTTTGTTATCGGCGCACACGACACACCCGAAATGCAATTCGTACAAGTCTGTCGAGAACTAGAAGCACTCCACTACACGATAAAAGAAGTCGCCATGCAAGTACGCAAAACAGAATACGAGATAGAAGACCTGCGTGAAAAAGGTGACCGCATCAGCCAAGTAGAAGCCGACATCAAAGAACTTGGCTTAGAACGCACACGGCTTGTCGCTATCGGTGCTGTCCGAGAATACGACACACTTATAGAAATCTATGACCAGATACCGCACTACACACGAGAACAAATAGACGCATCACAACCTGACTATTGGCAGCAGCGTTTGGGTCGTCAAGCAAACCTGCAAGGTATGACAGGTAGCCCGAACTGGGCGCACCTAGAAGCACTTGACCAGATAGGTGTTCTACAACCAATGATTGAAGCACAACAGGCGAAAGCCAAGGAGATACAACAATGAAATATGCAACATGGACTATTAGCCGACCTGAAGGTACAACACCTGAACCGTTGATTCGTTCTCGTGGCGGTCAAGCATCAGGCGGTCTGATGCTAGATAGCGACACCGTTTTGGGTTATGTGTGGAACGATGTTGATTTGACAGGTTTAGACAAATGGAACTTCACCGAGAAAACACATACGCAGGCTTTGGCTTTGGCTCAGGCGTTGAACGCTGAATGTTATTTTGGTGATGATGGCACGATTCAAGCACCGCAACCAGACCTTATCTAGGTGATTGATACCACTACCACCAACAAAAAGTGCTAGATTGCGTAATCACCGCTTTCAACTCGTGTTAATATACATAGGGTATAGAGCATATCGAAAGATAGGATGATACAATGCCAGCAATTGATTTTCCAAACTCGCCGTTAACAAATGATCTTTTCACGTCTGGCGGCAAGACTTGGTTTTACAATGGTACGGCATGGTCGCTTATGGGTGTATCCACCGTGCCCCCAGGCAACTCATACAACTTAGATGGTGGAGTAGCTACAACAAACTTTGGCGGTATTACCACAATTAGTGGTGGAGGTGCAACAAGCTAATGGCAGTTCAAATTCAAATGAGAAGAGATACGGCCGCGGCTTGGACCGCTGCTAATCCAGTGCTCGCCGCCGGCGAGATGGGGCTCGAGACCGACACGACTTATTACAAGATCGGCAACGGCTCGACAGCGTGGAACTCTTTGGCCTACGGCGCTTACAACGGCGTGCCAAACGATTCGTCGATCACGGCGGCTAAACTAGCAAGCGATGCGGTGACTACTGCAAAAATTCTTAACGCTAATGTCACCGCCGATAAGCTTGCGAGCGACTCGGTTACAACCGCTAAGATTCTTGACGCGAATGTCACCGCTGCAAAACTTGCTAGCACAGCAGTTACGCCAGGATCCTACACGGCAACAAACATCACGGTTGATGCGCAAGGTAGAATTACGGCAGCATCATCAGGAACTGGCTTTGACGCGTTCGATGACCAAGTATTTTTAGCAACACAGATTTGGTCTTAGGACTAAGGAGATAGCACATGGCGACACTAAGTAAATTATGTTTACAGCCAGCGGGTACTACTGGTACGGGTTTGGCTGTCAAGGTTGCTGCTACGGCAACTGCTGGTACAGCGATTCATACTGCGTCGACTACTACGACAACGATTGATGAGGTTTGGTTGTATGCGGTGAACTCGTCGGCTTCTTCGGTTAAGTTGACGATTGAGTGGGGCGAGGCTACTGCACCTGACGGCAACATTGAACTTAGTGTTGCTGCTGAGTCGGGTCTTGTTTTGGTTGTTCCTGGGTTGCTGTTGCAAGGTAATGCTTCAGCAAAAGTCGTTCGGGCGTTCGCTGGTACTGCAAATGTTATCTTGTTGCATGGGTACGTAAATAGAATTACGGTTTAAGTTTTAGCGATGTCTAAATTTGGTTCTCGCTCACGGGTTTCTACTTACATTTCGGCTTGGATGCCGACGGGCGATGAGACACCGCAACCAATTACAGTTGATTATCTTGTCGTTGCTGGTGGCGGTTCTGGTGGCACGGGTGGCACTGGTGGCGCAGGTGCTGGCGGTTTGCGTTCAACCGTTACGGCAACTGGTGGTGGTGGTTCTTTAGAATCAGCGTTGTCACTTTTCGCTGGCACAAATTATACGGTGACTGTTGGTGCTGGTGGTACTTCCGCAGGTAGTGGTTCTCCACCTGATGGAAACAATAGTGTGTTCTCCACAATTACCAGCACTGGTGGCGGTGGGGCAGGGAAAACTGGTGGCTCTGGTGGCGGTGGTGGCTGGCAAAATGATACTAGTACGGCAGGTGCAGCAGGCACAGCCAATCAAGGTTACGCAGGTGGTAGCGGTGGTCTTGGTAATGGAGGTAATCAAAGTTATATTGCTGGCGGTGGTGGAGGTGCGGGCGCAGTCGGCGGTAATGCTGTTCGTTGGACTTCTGGTAATGGCGGCGCAGGCGTAGCAGTTTCTATTACAGGCAGTTCAGTTACTTATGCAGGCGGTGGCGGTGGCTCAGCGTACGGTCCAAGCG